TATCCATTGATACAACATGTAATCCCAATCCATGTACTTGTTCTTCATAGGGGGTTTCCTAGTCATCCGACCATGATTACCTACAACACATGGAACTCTTACTTTATCGAAATGTGGAGCAATCAACATTAGTGCTTGTGATATAAGGTTAGCCCCTCTTATCATTTGCCCCATACAATGGTCGTTGTTAGTTCTAGCTAACTCTTCATGAATGTCTCCACTAATCATATCTCCAAGCATCGGAACAATAAGCTCCCCAACCTCTGCGGAATTACGTCTGAGTTCTGCTAATGTAATAACTTGGTTCGCCCATCCATAAAGTCTTTTATTAAATATATCAATATTGTATTCATTCAAACCCATCATTTCTTCTAACTCAACATTGTCTCCAATGTGGGTATCTGTAAGAGGTGCAATCATAGACTGTACACTATTACCTTTTATTTTACCTGTGGGTTTTCGGCGTTTATACTTTTTTACTTCTTTATATGAAGGGGTAAATTTTTTAATAGAGTCTATTAGTAGGTCTTCTTTAGCTTCTTTTTTGATAGCTGCTTCTGCAACTTTCTTCCAATATCTAGCTTCACCTTTATAGGTCTCTATTTTTCTAGCCATTTTAACATGTGCTTCAGGTGTGAAGTCTGCTTCCATATCTTCCATGTCGTCTGACTGTTGTTCATCGAGTAATTCTACTTCTCTATCGTACCACTTCTGTAACGTAGTTCTGTGAACTGCTACACCCCATCTATCTGCTACCCATCTTGATAGAGCACTCCATGTTGCTCCTGCCATTTTTCTCTTTACTATCTCTTCTTTAGCCTCTTCTGGTATGACGAATGTTGTCATTCTAATCTCCTATTACTGTGGTTAATCTTTAGGGACCCTCCTGTTTGGGGGATTCCTATACCCATTAGGGTCTGGTCTAGGGCTTCTTGGTGCCCCGTATTGCTTTTCTACTTGTGGTGGAGGATTCTCTCTCCTACCCTCAATTGATTTCTTGTAACTACCTAAAAAAGGCATATTGTTTAGTTTACCATCTTTTTTGCCTTTTGACCAATCAGTTTCCATTTTAGTAAATTCTTCTAGTTTTTCATCTTGTAAGTCAGATGCTCTAGAATATTCTTCCATGTATTCTTCTCTGTCTTTGTCAGTGAGCTCATAATCTTCTTCATCTTCTTTCCGCATTTCTAATCTAACATCGTTTAGTAACTGTGTCATGTAATTACTAAACTGTTGTGTCTTAGATAGGCTAATAGATTCATCAACTTTTATCATGCCGTCTTTAGTTTCTTTGATACCCATAGCTCTGTTTTCAGCATTCTTAGTTCTAGCTTCCATAAATTCTTCTACATCACGTTCTTCATCTGGAGTTTTAATAGAAGCATCAGGAGTAAGACCTCCTGTTCTTCCTAGGTCATATTTTTTTGCATCTGTTTTAGTAAGTGACATTAAATCTAAAGTTTTTTCTTGTGTATCTTCTAACCACTTATCTAATTTATCTGGACCACTAGCTTTCTTTTTTCGTTTTTCATTTTCTTTAATTTCTTTCTTAGTATCTTTCTTTTTCTTTTTAGAGTCTGTACCACTATATGTCTCAGTAAATATACCGGGGTCAGATGCAACAGCAACTATATCGCCTGCTCCTGAGTCAGCCCCACCAAAATCTTTATATAATTTACTTACTTTAGATTCGTCTTCTGCTTTTTTCTTAGCCGCCATCCTGTGACCTATCCTAGCTCTAAGATGCGATAAAGCAGATTCTGTTTTTTTAGCACTTATCAGTTCTTGTGCTTTATCTGAATGATGTTCGGATGCTTTTCTGTGATAATCAGAACCTGTTTTTTTAGGGTGGTGAATAGCCTTTACACCATTATCATAATAATATACTGTCGCCCCGTCAGGTCTTACCTCTCTATGACTATACGAATGGTCTTCGTACTCATCAGGTTCATTAGGAGATTTAGGGGCTGCTGACTTAGGAAGTTTTGAATACTTAGTATCCTTTGGGTTAAACTTATTTTTAGCCATTAGTCATCATCCTCATCATCATGTCGTTCTACATTTACAGCTTTTGGCTTAGAGCTTCCATCACCACTTTCGTATTGGTATTGGTCTCCAATATATTTTTTACCTCCAGCCTCAGAGAACACGGGATTGCCAAAGTAGGCTTTCTCTATACTATTAATTCCAGACCCGCCTAAGTTTCCTGTGTATTCCTCGCCAGCATTAGAAAACCATATTTTAGTACCGTCTGGTGATATTTGTTTAATTATAGGGAACTGATATCCTTGTTCGGCTAAACTATCTATCCATGTAGATGTTGCCACACCTTTACTTAAATCAGGGTCTTTAAATTTAGAAGTTTCTAAGTTAGCTATTCTTTCAGGAACATCTGTCACAGCGTTTTCAATAGGCACTTCTTTTGAGCCTTCATCTTCTGGAGTCTCATCTTTAGGCATATCTTCTGTGCCTTCTTCTGGAGGGAGTCCTCCTTCTCCTCCTTCTGGAGCCGCATCCATCTGAGCTTGCTGTGCTTCCATCATAGCCGATTGTTGAGCAGCTTGTTGTTCAGCAGCTTCTAATTGAAGTGCTTGTTGTTCAGCTTGAATTTTAGCAGTAGGTACAGGGTCTCCTGATACTACAAAGTCTAATTCATCAATCTTTAATTTATTACCATTCAGAGCTACATCAAATCCCATGTTCAACATTTGATTTGCTATAGCCGCTCTCTGTTGTGATTGTGCAATTCTAGTTGCTTCTGCTTTTTCTTCAGGGTTAGGTAACACCATTTTGTAATCGGTAATACCAAAGTTATCTATTATAGCCCCAAATATTTTTTCCATAATCTGTCTTTGGTCTCTTTCAACAACCCTACTCATCACTGTTAATTGTAAAGTTTGTTGTGTTAAACCACCAAATGAATCAGGTGCTCCTTGGAAAACTGGGGACACACCGTATATAGCAGATACTCTTTCTCGTATTTCTGCTCTTACTGGTAAGTAATCCATCTCTTGTAGTGTGTGGAATAGTCTTACCATGTCAACTCTACCTCTATTAGTTCTAGAAGATACAGCAATCATTGGAATATAGTTAGGGTCTTGCCGTGTTTTAGCAGCAAGTGACTCTCGTTCTCTTTTTAAACTTTCAGGGTCATCTGTAGTTACCATTACCATAGACGCAGGCATTTTTCTTTCAAAGAAATACCTGTATAAGTTTCTATCCATACCAATTAAGGTAAGTGCTTTTTCAAATATTGTTAAAATAGGTGACCAACCATACGTTTCAGTTGGATTAAATTTAGATAAGTGAACAATTTCAGTGTCTAAAAAGTAATGTACCTCTGTTCTGTATAAATATCTGTACATTGCAGGTTGCATGTCAAGGTCACATTTTTCTTCAGGGCAAGTTTCTGGAGATTCTTTTATTTGTTCTCTGTGTATTGGGCAGAAAAAGTGAGAGTTTTTAGGTAAACCTGTTTCATCTAAGTCAAATTCTATAAGTGCGGGGTTAATTCTTCTAATCTCTGTCACTCTAGAACTTAATTTACCATCTCCATCATCATGATATTCTTTTGAAAAATACAAGAAAGCATCGTCAACTGTGTTCAAGTCCCAGTGAAACTGTCTTAGAACTTCTTCAAGTCCTTGGTCAAATACGTTACAATCATCTAAAAATTGTTTTATTCTATCTAGTTGGCTTTCATCAGGGTCTTCTTTTATAGGTTCAAAATCTATACCTCTTCTGAATACTTCCCCAGTAATGTGCATTATAGGGGCTCTTAATTCTTCACAAGTGTAAGCTACAGTCTGTAAATCTTGAATAAGTTGTTTTCTATATGCAAGTTGATTTCTTACATAAGTGTTTACTATGTAATCAACACCAAATGTGGGTCCAGTACCTGTATCTCCAGCAGCTTTGCTCAACTCCATCATGTCGCCAAACATATCTATTTGAGACCCAAGTTTCCCCATTGACTTAGCCATCTCAGGAACTTCTGGAAGGTAATCTCCTAATTTCATATATCCTATTCCTCAGTTACTTCAACACTATCTATAGCTACTATCTTCGCTATCGTGTTTATTGCATGTTGTTTCAACCCCGCTTTTTCCTCGTGTGTAACTGTAGCAGCAGGGGTAGTTTCAATTTGTATTTTTAGTCTATCGTTTTCTTCTTTTAGTTCAGCTACTTGGTCTGCTAAAGCATCATTTTCGATTAGGGCAGCGTTTTGTAACACCCCTAATCTTGTTGCTTCTCTAACTAAAGCTAAAAATCCACCTTCTGATAAAATAGTTACCGCTTCACTTGCGTCATTTATTTCATCTTCTGGGTCTAACTTAGTTAAATCCTCATGCCAAGTATCTAATATTCTCCAAGTTCCAGCACTGTCTTTTTGTGCGACATACTGTTCTTGTCTATCTCTTAACATATTACCTATAGGCATATCTTTTCTCCTACTATTATTATACTATTTTTTGCTAAAACTGTGAATTTATGCTATATGACAAGCACTCCACCCGCAAGTTTTACATGTCTTACAACCAGACTCCATAACTATGTTAGGTTCTACACAACAATCTGCTTCTTCTATTTCTTGAAAAAAGTTAAGTTGTTCTTCTGTCTCAGATGGTGTAGTCTCATCTGATTTGTGTGCAGTTACTAATACTTCTTTATCTCTACTACCAGCTCTATATACTGTAATTCCTTTACATTTTGTCTTCCAAGCTAGCATATAAGTTGTGTACACATCTTCTATTGTAGCATCATTTGCAAAATTTATCGTCTTAGATATTCCAGAGTCACAATGTTCTTGGAAAGCTGCTTGCATCCCAACGTGTGCTTCAGGAGATATCTCAGGTGCTGTAGTGTATATTTCTTTTATTTCATCAGGCACTTCAGGTCTATCTTTTAATTGTCCCCCGTCAGATAAGTATTCCATCAACTCATCTGAATAGAAACCCATTTCTTTAGCATCTTGTTCAAAGTATTTATTCACATAGTAAAGTGTTTCACCTTCTAATATGTTCATCTTTCTATAAGCTAAAGAGAACAATGGTTCTACTCCACTAGATGCGTCAGCAAACATAGAGATAGTTCCTGTAGGTGCAACAGTTAATCTGCATGCATTCCTATATTTTTCATCCTCACCGTAATCACTGTTATCCCATGCTGGAAAAGTTCCTCTTTCTTCTGCCAAATCTTTAGATGCTTTATCTGCATGTGTCTTTAAGAACCTCATTATATCAGAACCTATCTTCCTACCTTCTTTAGAACCATAAGAAACTCTAAGTTGTGTAAGCATGTCCGCAAATCCCATAATACCTAAACCTATTTTTCTTGTAGCTTTAGTCATTTTTTCTATTTCTGGAGTTGCATATTTATTAGCATCAATTACATTATCTAAAAATCTTGTAGCTGTTGTAATTGTACTTCGTAATCCGTCCCAGTTAATGTA